CTCGTGCCAAACGGGAAGAACACCTGGATCGAGTTCTGTACCTGGTCCTGGTCCTGAACCTGCTCACTCGTCCCGGTCTGCCACACCGCGCAGTGATCGACATCGATCTCGATGTCCGGGCCTGGCACGTCGTTGCCGTGACTGTCTCTCGTGGGCGTGCCAGGCCGCAGGATCGTGACAACCTCGCCGATCATCGAAGCGCCTCGACGGCATCACACCACATGTTCAGGTCGGTTTTGGGGTCGAGCTGACGGGACCGCTTCTTGGCTTTCACAGACGCGGCCTCCCATGCGGCCGGATCGTCGAGCGCAGTGAGCGCGGCCACCCAGCCGTCCAGGTCGTCCCGGTCGACGAAGACCCCCGCGTCGCCGAGAGACTCCTGGAGCCCGGGCGTCGGGCAGGCCACAACCGGGATACCGGACGCCAGAGCCTCCACGCCGGTCCTGCCCCAGCTCTCATACGCCGACGGCATGATCAGCACGCGGGTGCGGCCGTACACCTGCTTGGCCATCTCCGGCGCCGGGACATGCTCGACGATCTCAACATTGGGGGCATCGCGGATCACCTGCTCGCCGTACGCGCCGACCACGCCGAGGAAACGATGCTCGGGCATGCGTTCGGCGAGCTGCCAAAGCACGTCGCCGCCCTTGGGCTGGTACAGGTTGATCAGGGTGATCGCGTTGCCTGGCGTTGCCCTGTACTCCTTGGCTGCCACGGGCGGCCGGACCACGATCTCGCCGCGCGGCTGGACCGCCTTCGGGTTCGCGGCGAACCAGGCGTCGGCCTCGGCCGCCATCCACTGAGAGTTGTAGACCGCCAGCGCCGTCGTACCCGACCCCATTTGCCGGAACGTCGCCGGGAACGTGTTGTGGCACAGCACCACCAACGGGCGGCCCCAGCCGCGGGCAGCGGCAGCAGCGGATCTGACGTTCTCCAGGTGGGAGATGACTGCGCCGGCGCGCCGGACGGCCTTGCTGAAGCCTGCGTCGGCCGCCGCGGCGGGGAGGACCGTCACGCCGTCCAGGTTGAACGGCTTACGGCTGCCGTTGTACTGAGACAGGTGCACCTGCACGTCGTGGCCTCGCGCGGCGAGCGCCTTGAGGAGTCCGTGCGCGGCCATCTCCGCACCGGCGCAGTGCGTTGGCGGATACGCGTGCAGTTTGGCGACGACGAGCATGCTCACCCGACCCTCACAGAGATCATCCCGGTCTTCCGCCGGTAGCCGGCCAGCATCTGCCGGTCCGTGTCGGTCATTACCACGGCCAGGCCCAGGCCTGGGGTGTCCGAGCGGTAGGAGTAGGGGCCGACCGTTTCGGAGGTGACACCCCCGACCATCGCGGGGGCGGTCAGGGTGCGTGTGGCCATGCCGCACACCACGGCGACCACATCAGGCGGCGGCACCGCATAGCCGTGGCTGTAAGTGACGCGGAACGTGCCCGGGTAGCCGTCCTGGTCGTCCCACCACTGCTCAGGCAGGTTGATCACGTACTCGCCGGCGCCGATCCGGATCAGGTCGATCCCGTCCCACCACCAGTCGGTGAGGGTGAGGTCGGGGGTGCCGTTCCCGCCGATCGCGACCACCGAGGCCACCGCGATGACCGGCCGCTGCGGAAGACGGATCATGCCGCCCTGTGCGCGGATGGTCAACACATCGTCCACAGACTGCGTGAAGTCCTGACCGGTGTACCGGCGCACCAGTGCCGAAGCGTCGGAGAGCAGGGCATCGATCCGTAGATCCTCGGCGTCGGTCAGGTCGCGGCCGAGCCGCGCCACAAGGTCCGATCGCGTGGCGAGAGACAGCAGCATGCGCACCTCCCCTAAAGGCGTGCGAGGGCACGCAGGCGGCCCCGTAGCCCGGCGAGTGCCTCGACAGCGTCACACCAGCGGGCCAGGTCGGGTGCCGGGTCGAGCTCGGCGGCCCGCGCCTTGGCTTTGCGGCTGGCCGCACCGTAGGCGCGTGGGCTGAGCAGCCGGCGGATCGTCTTCTCCCAGCCGTCCAGGTCGTCCCGGTCGACGAAGATCCCGGCGTCACCGAGCGATTCCCGCAGGCCCGGGGTCGGGTGCGCGATCACGGGGATGCCGGAGCACATGGCCTCCACACCGGCCCGCCCCCACGACTCGTACTCCGACGGCATCAGCAGAATCTTGGTGCGGGCATACACCTGGTCCCGCATCTGGTCGCCGGGAATGTTCGGCAGCACCAAGACATTCGGAAGGCGCCGAATGTCCTGGTCGCCGTATCCGCCGGTCACTGCCAGGAACGTGACATCGGTCATGCGCTCGGCCAGCCGCCAAAACACCGCCGAGCCCTTCGGCCGATACAGGTTGATCAACGTCACCCGGTCGCCAGGGATTGTCGCGTACTCGCTGGCCAGGACAGGCGGCCTCACCACAACGCCAGGCGGGCGGGGTGCGCACACCGAGTCCAGCCACGCCTCAAAGTCGGCGCGCATCCACTGGCTGTTGTAGACGGCCAGGTGGCATGGGCCTTTACGCAGCCAGTTCCGGGTCTGGCCGAAGGTGTTGTGCAGCAGATGCGCCACCGGCACGCCGCGCATCTGCCCGATCATGCTGGCCCGCTGCGTGCACTCCAAATGCGTCACGATCGCGTCGGCGTCTTCGACGAACTCAAACGGGTCACCTTTGGACCGGAACGGGTACACCCGCACCCCGTCCCGCTCGTATGGGCCGCCCGGGGCCGTGTTGGACAGCACGACGTCCACGTCGTGGCCGCGTTCGACGACGGCACGCAGCAGCGTGTGCGTCATCCACTCGGCCCCGGCATTGTGATGCGGGGGGTAGGCGTGCAGCAGGGCAAGAATTCGCACTAAAGGCCGCCGATACAGGTAGAGGCCGGGGCCCGGGAGCAGACAGGCCCCGGCACAGCGGATCAGGAACCGGCTGTCGCGGCCTGCACGACACCGAACGCGAAGCGGGTGTTGGCGTCGGTGTTGAGGGTTGTCACCGGGTTGGAGGTGGCAAAGGCCAGCCGCATGGTCACCCGCAGGGCGACAGAGTCTTGCTGCATGAGGTTCAGCACGACAGCACCCGAAGCATCAGAGATGACGCCCTGGTCGAACATTTTGTACGAAATGTCCTGCCGCATGCCGATGATGCACTTGGACCAGTCGCCGGCGATCAGCTCCGCCTCGCTAGAGTCCCACGACCCGTTGAGGACTTCCGTCAGCGGATATCCGTACAGGTTGCCGCCACGCCCGTTCTGCAGGTCCGGCTGGTAGATCGGGATGCCGTCGGTGGAGCGCAGCCCGACCAGCTTCCACTTCAGCCCCGGCCGGGAGGCGAATCCGTTGACCGCGAACCCGTCTTGGGCGATCTTCTCGCCGATCTGCGCAACCCGGACACCGAAATCCGGATCGGTTGACTGGGTCGTCGCGACGACGACGTTCCCGGCCGCGACCGCCGACGGGTAGATCGCGGCAGGCCACGAGGTGGGCTTGTCGGTGCCGAACAGCCCAGCACCGTCGATCTTCGCGCCGAACGCCTCCACGATCCGGGGACGCACCTCGTCCCAGATCGGCACCTGCGCATCGTCCAGATACGCCTCGGGGATCGGCACGATGACCGCGAGCTCTTCGGCGACCAGCGTCACGTTCTTCCAGTCGACAGAGCTGGTCTGCTTCATCCCGGTGTCGCCCGACACCCAGTAGGCCATAGGCAGCACGTCCAGGACCGGCTGACGCTGGGTCTTGGTGGACATCTGAACCCGGCCGGCCCGCTGAAGCAGAAACGACTGGGTGGGCATCTCCTCGATGATCTGTGCCGACACTGGCACCGGAATCAGCGGGTCGTCAGACGAGTCCCGGGTGATCTGAGAATCGAAAGTGGGCACGGGGCATCCTCCTTAAGGCATGCAGCGGCCCCGGGCCCCGTGCAAGGAATCCGGTTGCTGCGTTGACAGGGGTGTTAGCGGCCGGCCAGGCGGCGAAGGAAGTCGTTGCCGTCCAGCGGCTGCTCGTTGGGGGGCATCGCGCCCGGAACCAGTGCCTCCA